TCTTCCTGAAGGCGGAAGTTGTTCTGCTCGCCGTTAAACGCACCGAAGGTCGCGCCGATGACGTCAGTGGGGGCAACACCCGTCTGAGGCGCGTTGATGAACTGCGGCCCCTGCACCTGTGAGCCGGACAGCATCGCCGCCAGTTCGTTCAGTGGGATCTGCCGCTGCTGCACCAGTTCGTTGATCTGCGCATTGCGGGCGGCGTTCTCCAGCCCGAACATGCGGGCCATCTCGCTCCCTGCCGCAGCATCCGCACCCAGACGAAGGTCGTTGATGCCCTGATTGAAGTTCTGGAACTGGTCATCGAACGCCGCCGAGCCACGCTCGAAGCCCTGGTTGACAAGCTGTGTCTCCAGCGCCGCGCGGTCGCGGTCAATGTTGGGCTGGAGCCTGCCGAGGATGGCGTCACGGGTTGCCTGACGGGTCGCCTCGTTCGCCTGCGGGGCTTCCCCGAACTGGCTGAAGTCCACCGGCTGCGACAGCCTGTCCTGCACCGTCGCAAGCTGGTTGTTGGCCGTCTGACCGAACGCCAGCCCCGCCTTGTTCGTCTCGTCAAGCAATGCCTGCTGTTCAGGGGCAAGCGTCTGCGTGGCGGTGAATGTGGGGGTGCCATCCGACCCTTCGCCCGTCTGCTCGAACGACAGCGAACCGAACGGGGTGTTCTGGTTCACCATGTTCAGTTGCGACTGAGCAATGGCCGTTTCCTTGTTCGCCGCCGCCTGTGCGTTGGCCGTGGCTACGGGATCGGGAACTGCCGGGGGCTTGGGGGTGTTCTTACCCATGATGACCGCCTCCAAATCTGGAATTGAATGTCGGCTGCAACATGCGGGTGATGACCCCGTGTCTGCCCGGCCCGTAAAGGTGGCCGATGACAACACGATGGCTGAAGCCCAGCTTTTCGTTGAACCTGATGGCGGGTTCGTTGTCCGCCGCCATCTGTGAAAACAGCGCCCACACACCCAACTGCGCGAAGGGATAGTGCAAGAGCGCGCCTATCGTGGCCGGGCGCGCCCATACAGGCGTTTCAGAGGCCACGCTGATCTGCATGGTGCGGGCGTTCGGGTGATAATCGTGATAGACGACCCCCGCCCGGATATGCCCGCCGATGTTGATGCCGATGGCCGAAGCCGGGCCGAAGTCCGTCACGTCAGGAATGTGATCCGCCACCCACGCCGCAACCTCCTGGTCGCGACCAAAGATGAAATCGGCCACTATTTCGGCCCGCCGTTCGTGTAGATGATGTTCGACGCCACCCACGAAGGCCGCGCCGTCCCGGAACTGACCCGCACCCGGATGGATGCCGCCCGTCCGTTACCCCTCACAGCCCGCCAGCCGCGATACACCTGAGAAGCCGACGACCACTTGTCGATGCCCCACTTGGCAATGCCCCACTTGGCATCCGTGGAGGGTGACGCGACCGAGTTCAGCGGGGCCGACTTGATGCTGAAATCGACGTTCATGTCGATGGACGCATTGGGGTTGCCGCCCGACTGGAACAGGCATTCCACCCGCGAAAACCGCTTTTCCCGCGCCCGCGATCCAAGGTAGTTGAACGCCTGCGTGGCATTCCCCTCGATGTTCGTCCCGTTGTCGGCGTTGCCGGTGTCGAACAGGTAGACCTTGCCGTCCAGACCGCCGAAATAGGCGTTGTCGTTCAGGATGCCCCAGCACACCGCGTCGATCCCCGTGAACCGGCACGGCTTGTTCGTTATGGTGTTGAAGACGTACTGATGCGACTGCGTTCCGCTGATGGGAACATTGAAGATCAGCATTTGCCCCTTGGGATAGATGAACGGTTCCCAGCCGAAGTTCGTCCCGAAGGACCGCGCCGCATCGTTTACCGCCCGGTTGATCTGGCGGCTGATGGCCACCCGCTCCGCTTGGCTGCGGTCAGCCTGGAGGATGCTTGATGCCGCGACGAAGCCATCCTGCGTAATCATGATGAGATCCGCACCGGCCTTTATCATGCACCGCCTGCCGATGGGCTTGCCGATGTCGAAGACGCCGATCAAATCCCATGTGGAGGACGATGACGGATCAACGCCGACGAACAGGATGGCCTGTCCTTCGGAGGTGAGAAACACCGCCACATCGTCCGCACCGTCGCCGCCGTCACGGGTCCACGTCCCCATGGCCATGATGTAGCCGCCACGCTTGGCCAGCGCACCCATCGGGAATTCCTGCGCCGTTCCAGAGATGGTGTTGACCGGGAAATACCATGCGGACATGGACTGTTCTTCCCCGAACCACAGCCGCCGCTGGTGGTTGTTGGTCCATATCAGGTTGGCCGCTGTCGGGCCTGTGACGGACGCTGCGGCCCATGTGGTGCCATTGTAGGTCCGGGGGGTGTCCGCCCCGTTGACCGCGAACAGGAAGTGCCCTGCCGAGGTTGAAATCTGCGTGTGTTGCCACCGCGCGTTCGACATGCCGGTGACGACCGCAGCACCAACCGCGCCCGCCGACGATACGTCAAAGATGCTGGTCCCGTTGGCCGCGAACAGTTCACCCGTTCCGGTCGTCGGAATGTATTCCATCAGGCTCCCGACCTCGCCCGTCATGCCCGTGGCGTGTTCGGCAAAGCCCCTGCGGAGTTGCACGTCATCGGTGTCGGGAAACCAGTTATCCAGGACAATGGCATTCTCCGGGGGCATGTCAGCCAGCGCGCTTTCGGTGTCCCATCCCCCGACTGGCGGCTGAATGCTTGCGCTCGATGCCATTACGCCTGATCCAGTGCGAGATAGCCGTTCATCCATCCATCGACCGCCGTGTTGGCCGCGTCGGACGTGGCAACCATGCGAATATCGGCGTTGCTTGGAACGATGATCGGCGGGTTGAGATTGATGGTGATGGCGTTCTGACCCGTCGAACGGGTGGCCCATATGAACCGGGGCCGGAACACGCCGCCCGATTCCCGAACCTCCAGCCTCATATCGACGTTGGCCGAGTTGGACCGTTCCGCGCTGCTGAAAACCTGCGTGATGATCCAGTAGTCATCCTTGCTGATGGTCGTTGCGGCCTTCTGCGACTGCTGGTCGCCCGCCTGTATGAGAAGCTTCGTATTCGCCGCCGTGTTCGGGACGCCCGCTGTCGTCGCCACGTTCTCGTAGACGTAGACGTTGCCCACCAGTTCGGTGGAAGCGGTGTTGAAGGCCCTGTTGGCCCGTGCAAGCGGTGTCGTCAGCGTGACCGCCGTCTGCCCGTTCAGCGTGACGTTCTGTGTCACGAACGTGAACTCGCCACCGCTGATGGTGTGGCCCTCTACCGTGATCGTCTCGCCGTCGCTGGCGCTGTCGGAAATGATGCGGTCAATCGTGTTCCCGGTGGCGTAGGTCTCGTTGACCACCGAACCCTGGAAGGCCGCGACCGTGGTCTCGATGCCGGCATCGGCATTCGTGGTGCGCCCGAACTTCAGCAGGGTCTTGGGCTTAACCCGCGCCGTGATGCTGTAGTCGTTGAGAATCTGCGCCAGCGCATGGGCCACGCCGAAGTCACCGAACGAGCGAACGTCCCTCAGCCTGCCCCGGTCGTCGCCAACCGTGCCGACCAGAACCGGATCGGTCATCCGAACAGAATGGAAGTCGTGTTGATGGAGGGTGCGCCGCCGAAGTGGCGTCCGCCGCCGAAGATGTCACCGGCAAGCAGGATGTTGGCGTCTGCCCGCTCGTTACCCGTCACCCGCTCGAAGAATTCCATGTAATCCATGCGGGCCTTCTGGAACGGCAGGTCTTCGCCCGCCAGATATTCGTAGATCGTGCCGAGGGTCAGCAGTTCCTCGTCAATCCGGGCGGTGTCGTCGTCCGCCGTGAAGGACGCCTGCGCATCGCCCCCGCTGGACTGCGCCCAGTTCTTCGACACGTATTCAAAGGCCAGGGCCTCGCCGCCCAGCATGTCGGGGATCAGCAGCACGGCATCGCCACGCCACGCAAAGCGGGGTGCGCCGGTGTAGCTGCTAACCTTGAGCGACTGCCACTCCACGGGGCTGACAGGGCCGGTAACGAGCAACTTGTTCGTCCGGTCCCAGAAGGTCTCCGCCACGAACCTGTCGAAGTCGCTGGGCAGGATGGCCGTCTGCTCGGAACCCGCAATCGCGGTGAATGTCTGTTCGCTCCGCAGCGCTTGCCACGGAAACGCCTTCATCAGCTTGCGCCCGCACTTGTTGGCGTAGCGGAGGATGCGCAAGGCTTCCTCTGTGCTGCCGTCAGATACGGAAGTCGGACGGGTGACGTTGACCTCATCGGACACCGCCTGCGCAATCGTGAGAAGGGTCATTGAATGCTCCCGTCAAGGTAGAGGGCGAGCCGAAACCCGCCCCCATCCATGTCAGCCTCAGTTGAAGCCCAGACGGCAGGCCAGTTCGGGCCGGATCGTCTTGTAGCCATAGAGAACATCAAGACGACACGGGAACTTGTCGTTGTTGATGTCGTAGTTGCGGATGACACGCATCGACAGCCCGTCATAGGTCTGGCGGGACGAGAAATCGACGCCTTCCGGCATCACGAGGTCAGCGGTCGCAAAGGCAAACGCATCCTTGTGGTGCAGCATCGAGATCGTGTAGTCCGCCGAAGCCCCGATGCCCGTGGTCTGGTCGCTCTCGCGCTTGAGAATCGGGGCATTGTCAGCCGGGGAGCCGGACACGTTCTGGGTCGCACCAGAAGCCGTCAGGGCCGGGCTGATCGGGATGGACGTGGCCGAGGTGCCGACATCAGCCGTCACGACGAACGGCATCAGCTTGCCGGTGTCCGCCTTGGTCTCGGGGTGAACGCGGTTCACGCCGGTGACGAAGATAATGTCACCCTTCTTGAACGTACCTGCGCCGGTGTCCACGGTCAGGGTCGAACCCGTCTGTGAAGCGCCGTTGATGAGGTAGTCGCCGGTGCCATCGTCCGTGCCGGTCGTGTGGATCGGCAGCAGGGTGGACTCGGAGAAGTCGAAGCCAACCGCGCGGCCCATGTAGCCCTCACGGTACTGCTTGCCGATCTCCTTCTGGTCGTTGAACAGCGCCTTCACGGCATCCACGATTTCAAGCTGGTCCGTGGTGTTCAGCAGGGCGGTACGCTTGCCCTCGGGAACCAGATTGTCCTGCATGACCTTGCGGCCTTCCAGGAAGTCACGGTACGCGATGGCGGCACCAACGTCGCTGACCTCGTTGTACACGTCCTTGTACATCGACAGGGCGTCGGCCTCGATGTTCGCCGCCAGGACGGCCATCGCCGGTTCCAGGATGCGGGACGAGAAATCGTCCAGATCGAGGGTCAGGTCCACGGACGTGAAGTTCAGGTCAACGCCCTTCTGGGTCGCAACCTGGAGTGTGGTGCTGGTCTCGGTGGTGTCCTGCGTGCTCAGGGTCGCGCCGGTGCGAACCGTGTACTGGTTCGGCAGGCGGATCTTCAGGCTGTCGCCGATCTTCGCGCCGGTCTTGGCGAAAGAGTCGTCATACTGACGATTGATGGAGCCGACGAAGTTCAGCTTCTGGTGCAGGATGCGCAGCGCCTCGCGGGTGACTGCGGTGGGGGTGAGTAGGGTGTTAGCCATTGTCCATCTCCGGGATCAGGGGCGTCATCACGACGCGCCAGCGGGGGTTCTACAGAACGCCCTGTTTCTTGTTTCGCTCCCGCATGAAGTCCTCGATGGACATCTTGTCGGGATCGGGTTTCGCGCCACCGCCCTTGCCCTTGATGGGCTTGAGGGGAGCGGCCTTCGCAGCAGTCGGTTTCCGTGCTGCCTTTGCCTGCATCCGGTCGTACATCATCGCCTTGTAGGCCATCGCCGCCGTGGCGGGATTGAGTGGCCAGTCACGCTCGGCGACTTCCTTCGGGATGCCGTAGTTGTCGGACACGTATGCCACGACATCGGGAACCCGTTCGTTGAAGCCCTTCACGTATTTCTCGACCTCGACCCGGCCCTGTTCCGCAATGCGTGCGACTTCCGCCGCCTGCGCCTGCTTCACCTTGCCTTCGGCCTCGTTGATCTTGGCGATGGTGGCCTGAAACTCCGCCTGCTTCGCTGACAGCGTGTCCGATACGCGCCGGGCATGGTCCGGGTTGGACTGCCACAGATCGTTCAAATCGACGCCTTGAAGCTGCTCGATTTCATCACGCAGATGCCTGCCGCGTGAAAACTCGACAAGAAGTTCATCGGACATGCCTGAAAGCTGCTCGACTGCGCTGGCTCGCGCTTCGACCGCCTTCCGCTGTTCGGCTACTTCCTGCGTCTTGCGGGTGTAATCCGCCTGCGAACCCTTCAGAAACTGATCCAGCTTGGCTTTCACGTCTTCCGGCAATGCCCCTTTCGGGATGCGGAACTTGTTGCCGCCATATTCCAGTTCGTCTTCTTCCGGTTCTTCGTCTTCCTCATCCGCTTCATCCTCATCCGTTTCCAGATCAGGTTCGTCGGTCTCGGCTTCCTCCGTCTCCGGGGCTTCGACGGCTTCCGTCTCCACGTCATCGACTTCGGGGGCTTCCGGTTCTACTCCCTCGGGGGCTGTAGCGTCCGTCATAGGTAAAAACTCCATCTAAGGGCCATGTCGCATCACTGCGAGACGGGCGGTTGACCTCCCATCGGAGGCTGTGCGCCCGGTGTACCGCCCTGAAGGGCGATGCCTTGCGGCTGCTGGACCTGCGGGGGCAGAAGCATCTTCAGCCGCTCCGCAACCTCGTCCGCGCCGTCGAAATCGAATTGCTTGATAACGATGTCACCGATGAACTGCGCCGCGCCCGGCACCTGTCGCATCAGTTCCATCAGGAATTCGCGGGTTTCCTCCCGCTTGGTCTGGTAGCTGGGGCCACTCGACACGGCCACGTCATAGACGCCGGTTGCGAGGTTGTAGAGGCGCTGTTCGCCGTCCACGACTTCGCCATGTTCCTGCGTCAGCTTCACAAGGTCTTCCTTGCCGTCATCACCCAGGATGCGGACAGCCTCGTTCGGGCCGTAGACCGCCGGGATGATTTCCACCAGCACCCGGCCCGCATAGGCAATCGCATGGCTCAGGTTGTCGATGAAGTGGAAGTTGCTGACATCGCTTTCACGCTGGCGGGCAAGGATGGCCCTGCCGCTGGTTTCGTTCGACCGCGCGCCCAGAGAGGCGTCGTAGATGCCGACAATGGACTTCATGTCGTCGCTGCTGTTCAGTGCCTCCTGCAAGGCACCTGCCGGGACGCCTGCGAACGGCTGGCGCTGCGGGGGCGGGCCGGTGCTCGCATCGTATTCCAGGTAAGCATGGGACCGCGTGTTGGCCGTCTGCCACTTGGCCTCGTGCCCCTGCGGCACAAACCCCTTCGGCCCGATGAACGGAGCACGCGGCGCAAGGGCAACCAGTTCGGTGGATGCCGTCCGCCAGAAGTTGAACATGACCTGCGCGTCCTTGGCATCGCGGATCATCGACCGCAGATGGCGCTGGCCACCGATAACGACTTCCTCGCCCCAGACCGGGCATATCGGAATCATCGAGCCGGGCCACGGGTCGGACTCAAGGATTTCCTTGCCCGACATGATGTAGCGCATGACCTCGTGGTAACGGCTTTCCCGCTCCTTGACGACCGACAGGCCCACCTGATCCAGATAGAACGCCGTCAGGTCTTCGTCGCTGATGCCCTCGGACTCGATGCCCGCATCTTCCATCATCGCCCGCGCCTGCGCCGGGATGACATCAGCGCGGATCGTGGTGCCGTTGGACAGGCCGAGAATGGTCCGGGTCTTTTCCTTCCGGCACCAGTATTCCGCCACCCGCACCCGGTCATCGTCCAGCCAGCGGGTCACATCACCGCGCGCATCGTCGTCGGACCAGCTTACCGGCTCGGCATCGGGATAACGGGCCTTGAACTGGTCTTTGGACAGGAAGTCGGAGATAAAGGCGTATTCCCAATCGCTGGCATCGAACGCCGTCGAATTGGCATCCCAATGCACCATCAGCGGGTTCGCAATGCGCTCGATCCGGGCTTCAAGCGAGAAGCTGTCCGGGTGTACGTAGTCCAGCACGATGCGGAAGAACCCGAAGCCACCAGACACCGCGTGGTCGATGGCCGTGTCATACGCCACCTCAGCCTGTGACCGCCGCTCGATGTTGCGGATCAGGCCCTGGATGACACGGGCCGTGGCCTCGTCGCCTTCCCCGTCAACCGGGGAGATGATGACGCCCGGCTTGTTCTGGCGGGCATCGTTGACAACCTGCCGAATGAAGGACGGCATACGGTTGAGCGTGTGGCAGGGGCGTCCTTCCTGCTTCCGCAACTTCTGGATTTCCTCGGGCCACTGGTCGGACAGCCGGGCAAAGTTGATGTCGTCGTAAGCTTCCTGCCGGTTCTGTGCCGTCGCGTCGTCCGCATCGCGGAACCGTTCCAGCGCTTCGTTCAGGATGTCTTCGTCGTTCATGCCATCCATCCGCCGCTGCTCGGAATGTGAACCTCGGGGATGGGCGCGGACTTGGCGCGGACCATCTGCGGGAACAGTTCGGTGAAGCCCCACACAAGGGCGTCAACACGGTCGGGCGATCCATCGCCGTCATAACCGGCTGCTGTCATCTGGGTCATCTGATCCTCCAGCCGGTCGAACGTGCCTACGTGTGAAATGCGCCCGTATTCGTAGAGCGCCGCTATCGGTTCGGCCCGGACATGCTTGCCACGGGTCGCCACCACTTCCCGGATCGGCAATCCCGGTCGTGCGGCCTCCAGCGTGTGGCGCACCATGTCGCCGCCCTGGTTCCGCTCGATGACGATGCAATCCGCCGAATATCGGTCATAGGCCGCGATGGCCCTGTCCGCCCACTGACGCGGGGAACCACGCATGGACACATCGTCCAGCACATAGCCGCGCTGATCGTCACCACGCCCAACGACAACTATGCCGTGTTCATCGGACCCCGCTTCAGCCGATATTGCCGGGTCTACAGCAACCAGAACGCGATTAAGGTCATCCGGGGCCTCATGCCGCCGGTTCTCATGGATCGTCAAACGGGTCCATATGGCCCCGATGGCCGTTGGCTCGTACTCGCCAAGCCAGATATGGGCGTATCGGTCAGGCCGTGCCTGCTTGTCCAGACGCCGTTCGTCGTCCAGTTCAGCCGGGAACCACGGGTTCTGGTCGTAGTTGATCCGGTGGATGATGGCGCTGTCGGGCGGGCTGTCGCCTCGGAAGAATGTATCGACCGCATCCCGTGCCGAACGCGGGTTCCAGGAGAACCACAGTTCCGAGCCGGGCTTGCGGATGGTCGGGCGCAGAAGCTCCAGTGAACGGGCGCTGAGGGTCTGGGCTTCCTCCACCCAGGCGATGTCATAGCCCTCGTATGACTTGATGCTGTCCGCCGTGTGGTCCTGCATACCGGCGAAGGTGATGATGCCGTCACCGGGCGTTCTGATTTCCGTGCCAAGGATGCTGAACTGGCGGGAAACCCCGTGGTCCCTGATCTTGTCTTCAATCAGACGCTTGGCCGATTCCTTCAGGCTCTTCTGCACCTCACGGACGCACAGGATGCGCAGACCCCGGCTGTTCGTGGCGTTCAGGACCGCAGCATCCGCGAAGAAGTGCGACTTGCCCGAGCCGCGCCCGCCATAGATAGCCTTGTACCGGCTTGCCCTCAGATACGGAGAGAATGCCGGGGCAACGCTGAACTGGACGGGCATCAATCAGTCGGATGCACGTTCCACAGCGCAACAACGGGCGTCTTGCCGCCTTCCAGGATTGCCGTCTCTTTCCACTGCGCCTGTGTCTTCAACCAGAAGATCATCGCCGTGGTGTCGCCGGCCATACACTTCTTGTAGAGCGATCCGCATACCGATGCGTTGGCGCGCGCCTTGGCCAGATCGAGTTCGTCCCGGTAATGCTTCCGCAGTGTTTTCGAGTCGATGCCAAGCACGTCAGCCACGATTTCCTGCGGGGTGCCGACCATCGTGTGCATCTGCACGGTCTGGCGTGTTGCCTCGGTCGGTTCGTGCGCTGGCCTGCCTGTTTTGCTACGCGGCATCGGCTGCTGCCTTTTCTAGACGGGAAGAACGCATGGCGTCGTATGTCTCCCCTGTCGATTCAAGCGTTGCCTGGTGGCCGGTGAAGTTCTGCCAGCGGTTGATGATGACATCGCAGTATTTGGGGTCGAGTTCCATCATGCGGCAGTCTCGGCCATTCTTCTCTGCCGCGATAAGCGTCGTGCCTGAACCGCCGAAGCTATCAACGACCAGATCGCCGCCCTTGGTGTTGTTGAGCATCTGGTACTCGAACAACTCAACCGGCTTCATGGTCGGGTGTTCCGTGCTGCGCGAAGGGCGATCAAATTCAAGCATGGTGGTCTGCTTCCTGTCTGCTGCCCACAGATGCCCAGCGCCGCCTTTCCAGCCATACAGACACGGCTCGTGCTTCCAATGGTAATCCTGCCGCCCCATAACCAGCGTCTGCTTTTTCCAGATCAGGCACTGCCTTACCTGCCATCCCATGTCATGTGCCGCACCCCGAAAGTTGTAGCCCTCCGAGTCGGCATGCCAGATGTAGAACACCGCGCCAGCCTTCATCACAGCATCAGCGGCGGTATAGGCGTCCGTCAGGAACTGTCTGAACTGATCGTCTGACATTTCGTCGTTGCTGATCTTCAGCTTCTCCTTTGTTCTCCCTTCATAGCTGACGTTGTATGGAGGGTCCGTCAGCCACATGTCCGCCCTGTGTTCGCCGCACAGCGCCTCTAGCGCATCAATGCTCGTGCTATCCCCGCACATCAACCGATGCCGTCCAAGCAGCCACACGTCGCCCTCAACCGTTACAGGCGTCTCGGGTGCGTCAGGAACCTCGTCCTCGTCTGTCAGGCCCTCCGTAGGCTCTGCCAGCATGTCGGCTATCTCGTCCAGATTGAAGCCGGTCAGCGTCAGGTCGAAGTCCATGTCCTGAAGGTCTGTGAATTCCAGCTTCAGCAGATCAATGTCCCAATCGGCAAACTCGGCCACCTTGTTGACACTCAGCCGGAATGCCTTGATCTGCGCATCGGTCATGTCGTCAGCCAGGACCACGGGTATCTCGGTCAGCCCCAGCTTCTTTGCCGCCTT